CTTTAATTCCTTCTCGCGCTCCTTTGTTACAGCCTCAATGAGATTGACACTTGTATCCGCATTGACTCCCAACTTTTCCAGCGCACCCTCGATATTTCCAGCGTGGAGCATTTGCTGTAGGTCAGGACTGACCAGTTTCATTACAGCCCTTTGCGTCGCAGGTTGCTCACACCAAAAGATTTCCTCTATCTGTGGTGGCATTTGCTGAGATTCCTTGAGGAATGGCTTGGAGCAAAAGATGGCTGCCATTCCACGAAACACGTGGTCACTAAAATATTCCCTCAACCAATTGGTGGAACGACATTTCATCCACGTGGTATGACCGTAATAATTGGATGGATTTACAGACTGAATTCCAAGTTCATTGCGTAACCACTCCCCTAGCGCTGGGCAATACCGTTGTTGATGATTCATGTAATGGTCAAGAAGGCTTGGGCGAAGGTAATGTCCATTCAAGAGAATATTTGGCCATGTCGCTGTAATAAACCATACAAAAGGGGCCTCAGGAGGTGGACATCCTCCTGTAAGATGAACAGAATCTGCTTCGTCCACAAAAATACGACTCCATTTCAGGTCAAGGTCACGAGCAATAGTCTGTAAACTAGAATAGAGTGTATTACTGACCAAAACAATATCAGACCCTTTGAGTGTAGTGGCAAAGGTTTCCTTAATCGCTTGGTGACCAGACACATCAGGAGTGGTATAATGCGGAGAAAGCTCCTTGTGGGATTTCGCAAAAAATACCTTGAGGGTAGTCTGTTGCTTACAATAATCTTGCCCCTGCCGATAGATCGTATGAGGTACAATAATTAGCGCAGGTCCATCAGACGTTGCTGGTGAACTATACATCGTAAATAAATTATTACGACTATAATGATAAAGCGCATTCTTTGTCAATTCAATTGGGGTTTGCTTTCGGTGGGCAAGAAATCCAAGAACCGCCAGACTCTTTCCAGAGCCGACTTCGTCTCCCAGAATTCCATAATTCATAAAGGTTGTTGAATTATGGAACTGGATTCCTTTCATACTTTGTTTTTCGTGTTCCATCATTGCGTGGATAACCGCGCGTTGATGAGGCTTTAGAGGGACTTTAATCGCCTCTGGTTGCGGAATGAGAGGGCTTTGTGCTGTCAGAGCACCCCCAAACGCAATATGCATCACATTACAGATTGCTTCTGAACTGTAACTATATTGTGGTGTTAAGAATTGTAATAATTCTTGATGTTGTATGGGGATTGCCATACAGTGGGTTCTATCTATAGGGGGTAAGAGTCTTTACGCTGTTGAGTAAAATGCCCGTAGGTCTGGATCTTGGATAAATTGCTGAATGGTGAGTTTTGTTTGTTTGACAAAAGGGTTTGATTTGGCGCGCAAGTCATTCTTTTCAAAGGTATTGTCTGAGTGACTCATCACAAGCATTACCTTCATCGGATTCAATTGTATCATAGGGTGAGCATACTCATCCAAGAAACTCCGTTCTTCAGCAAAGATCACATCTTCATCATAGCTATGCGTCTTGGCATATCGCGCTCGTACAGCAAGAGTTCCATTTGTCGCATGGCTCTTTCCATATGGACCAAGTTTATAGATGGTCTTCGTATCCGTATAATACATATACAGTTCACTTGATCCTGCTAGATCAACGGTTGGATTTGACTGGAATGCCTTCACCACGTGACTGACACGTTCAGGAGGATAATAATCATCATCGTCCATCGCAACAAGAATATCCCCTTTTGCTTCACGATTTAGGATGTTTCGTTTTGCTCCAATCGTAAGTTTATCCTCAAGACGAATATACCGAATATTTGGTAGATCTTGCGTGTGTTCTTTTACAGTAGACTCAACAGAATCAAATCCATCATCGAGAATAATCCATTCCATCCGGTCATGTGGATAGTCTTGTGCTTTGTAGCATTTCACAAGACTAGGGATAAATTTGCCCCTGTTGTAGGTTGGAGTGAGAACAGATACAAATGGCTTCATTATGATATACATGCGAAATGGGTTTAACCTGTTGCTTCAATGACCTTTTCTAAACTGTTCTTGTAGGCCTGAAGGGCCTCAATGGCTTCCTTGTCAGGAACCCAATAGAATGGCCACCAAAGTGCCTTACCAAGTCGTGTGGTTGCTGCTTCAATACTGATAGGAAGCACCGCATAAATAGGTAGTGGTCCCTTTGCGATCCTATGATAAATGGCATAGAGCAGGACAAGAGGCGCATAGATAGGTAAACAGCCATAGACAAAATACAGCACACGATAGATTGGTGGACGACCGATGGCTAAATTGGCAGCAACAGATCCAGCAGAAAGGCAGAGTGTAATCAGCAAAAATGCAAAAAAGACAGCACTTGCAGTTTTCATTGCAACATTTGCACCGTACTGTAAATCTACTTGTTGCGCTGCGGCCTTGTCCTGTAGGGTTTTTTCTTTTGCAACTTGGGTTTGAAGGTCAGAGCTAGGTATTTCTGTGCTTGTAGTAATGACCTTTGTGAGCTCATCACGTGCTTGGTCTGATAGGTTAATTTCCTTGAGCCGTGTCATCAAATTAAATTGCTCTTGCTCAAAATCAATATCATTGGCTGTTGCCTTATTCTTCTCAAACCAAGTCTTGAGTGGCACAGCAGCATCATTGATTTGCTTGGCTTGTTTCTCATCAATCGTCTTTTTTGTGACAAGTGTCTGAGTTTCCACAGGGAGAACAGCGAGAATATTGGTAATGCGTTGAATCGGCTTATCCACCTTCAAGAGTCGTTTAATCTCCTGTGTTGTTGTATCACGATTGGTTTGTACTTCCAGCAAGGTAGCATTCGGATTCTTGGATAACCAGTCACTGCCCTGTTTGATGACAGCCATAATTTTTGTTCCAGTCTCGGGAGAAAGAGCTTTCTTATCCACATCTTGTTTAATCTTATCAGGTAAAGAGGACAAGTAATCTAAATATTGTTGGCGTGTTTCACGAAGAGTCTTGAGTTCTTGCTCTGTGAGTTTTGGAGGCTCTTGTTTGGACATCAGGTTACCCATAGGAAACCTACTCTACCGAAGGTGCTGGAAAACGCAACCTAAGCAAATTGCGCATAGAACCTCCAAGCAATAGAATGGCAGTCAGTGTGGGTAGCCATTTAACGAGAAAAAAACAGCATTTTCCCTATGAAATTGCTGTGCTTTGTTATGATTCTCCGCAATCAGTATTATCCATTCTACATGCGTATCGCATACCGCCACAACGAATTACATTGTTTGTTCAAACAAAACAAGATGAACATGCCATTCAGGAACATATCTCAAGACATCGGTATGGACATTTGATTGTTGGAGGGCAAGGTAGGTGCGCAATGGAAACGTTACTTCATCACCATTACCCTCCAGGTACTCTCCTTGTTGTACTTGAAGATAGTTGTTTGGGATTACGTGAGTTAACTCAACCACAAAAGGTCGTAAAAAGTCTAATTGGATTAATACGATCTGGGTTTGATGCTTGTAGAGCTGCTACTGCTGGTCTTTGGGGAGTGTATCCGATTAATGAGGAAGCCTTTTTACGTCCAACCATTTCATCAACACTCAACTATACTAGTCCTTTGTTATGGGGGTGTATTGTAATGCCAGTTGTATTCACGACAGAATGTTATACCCATCATGAGCGAATTTTAGCCTATTACTCCGTTTATTCTAAATGTATTCGGTTTAATTCTATTGCAATTCATCACCATTCTCGGCCAAAAACAAATGAACATGAAGCAAAAGAACTTTACACTCGATACCCATCCTGGATTTCATTGCACCGTGAATCATCTGGCGTTTATTTACGACTTCACGATTCAGATCGTGAAAGTAAGAAACTGTAATGAACCTAGCGATTTGTTTTTGGGGTCTTAATCGTTCAATTGAATATACAATTGAAAGTTTAGAAGCAAATATTTTCACACCATTACGTCAAGCAGGAATCAACTATTCTATTTTTGCACACATGATGACATTAACACGACCATATACTAATCCACGTGCCGACGAACATAATGTATTTTTAAAACAAACAACATGGAAACATTTGCCTACTGAACATAGTATTGTTGAAAATCAAGATACTGTTGATAAAACACTTCAATTAAAGCAGTACACTTCACAACCAGATCCGTACTCTCAAGATATAAGTGATGGATATACACCATACACAAGTGTATTTAACTCTATTCGTGCATTGTATTCTATGGACTATGTAACGCGACTTTGGGAAACGAGTGGGCAACAGTTTGATGCTGTTGTATATGTTCGTCCTGATGTACGACTACTATCTCGTCTTCAACCAGAATGGTTTGAACACCTTATGCCAAATACGGTATATTGCCCAAATTTTCATTTAATTGATAATTGTAATGACCGTTTTGCGTTTGGAATACCAAAGGTAATGAGTATTTATGGGCACAGAATTTCAGGAGCGTTAAACTATTCAAAGCACTTTCCATTTCATAGTGAGCGATTTTTAGCACACACGATGAAACAATCTTCTATTTCTATTCAACATGTTCCGATAGCATTTTTACGAGTTAGAGCTGGTGGGAAAGTCCATAAGGAAGACATGAACATTATATAATGTATAACCATAAAACTATACTTACAATGCATACTTCAGACCGCCGTATCCAGACTCGACCACAAAGAAATTTATATTTTCAGCATAGATCAGCAAATCATAGACATAGCTGGGATTGAGTGGTAAATTCCAAGGATTGACATCCAACTGAAACAGACGAATACGACTGGCATTTACACTTCCACTTGGTTGATCTAGGGGACTGGTTAAGCTGAAATTGATCAGCGGGAGAAACTGAGATTCAATTAAACTCGCACCAGATTGTGTGCGATATGGTTGAACCTTTGTATAATATTCCAGTGGTTTCTCTTCCATAATCTCATTGCCATCCAACAAGACACGTAAGCTCCGTAGAATCTGTACTTGCGTGTTGGGAATCAAAAGACCACTACTAAAGGTTGTATTTTGGACTATACTTGCGCCAGGTGTAGGAAGCCAAGGCGCTCGTGTTGGATCCACCCAATTTGTATAATTGATATTTTGATTTCTGTATGGATAGGCATCAGACCGTCGTGGAACAAGTAAGAGTCGTGTAATAGGGTTACTAATTTCTAAATCAATTAGTGTTCGTGTGTATAGATTTTGATAGGGAATGGTTGTGACTTGATTGACCAAATACGTAAGCGGTGTTGTAGCGAAAATCTTCCGCTCTTGGTCTGTTAAATACACATATGTCGCTGAAAGTTGTGGATTGTAAAACCATGTATTAAGTGCTGGTGGCGTGTAGCCAATATCTGTCGCAAAGGCTCTGAACTCCCCAGAAGGATCATAATAACTGACATAATTCGGTTGACCAATGGCAATTGAACCATCAGATGAGAGCACACGAAATCCAGGACGAACACGGAAACCAGAAGGATCCAAAATCGTATAAAGCTCCTGAATCGGTCTCAGTGTAAACTGAATTTCACACTCGTGGTACTGGAGACCAACAAGAGGCAGCGCTTTTGTAATGCTCTCTGAAAACCATAGTGGCAATGGGACATAAATGGTCTGCCCATTAATACTTGGTTGATTGAGTTGCTGTACAACAGCTGTGTTCTTAACTACTGTGGGGTATCCACGACGGATTTCACCTCCAGCATAGACACCTTTTGATGGATTTGTTAGTTCAGGAACTTCTCCCACTTGATATTTCCATTTTTGAAAGGTGTCCGTGTCGTAATCAGCGTGAGCACGAGCAATAATATAATCACTATCAAACTCCTGAATTTTCTGACCTCCAACAAAGAAGGAACAGTTTTGAATCAATTGCGCTCCGAGATGATTTGTCCACTGAAATTCATATTGAGCTTGACGTTGTGGTGTAAATTCCAGGAATTTGCTGAAAATGTCAGGAATCTGAAAACTGAATGTCATATCGGTGACTAAATCAGCAATCCGCTGAATTTTCGCCCTGAGTTTTACAGGTTGATCATAAAATAGTTCATTTGGTCCTTCCAGAGCCAGTGTCGCATTTTCCATAGAAAAATGGCTATACCGTTTGAAGACCTTGTAGAAATAGGTAAACTCTGGATTTCCATTAAGAATCACATTTTGTGAACCGTAACTAACAAGTGCTAGTAATCCGCCACCGGGCATAGGCGACTCTCCTGTTTAGCACTTGATAGTTGAATGATGAAGCTTAACGCTCTATAGCATCTAGTTGGAGTAGTTGGAGACCCACCAGCTATCTTGGAGGTAAGGAGGCCCCTCTTCAGACGAGGACTCAGTGCGTCTGCTAGGACCCTCATCGACTAAGCTCTGAATCTCCGTATAAGAGAGAGCATAACTGAAATAGACAAGATTGCTCATCATTCCAGAATAGGTTCCGTGAATGACCAGATCCTTGCCATTCAAGCTAGGAATCATGGTAGGGTTCAAGCGGCAAGGGCGTTGATTGAAGAGATACAAATTACCAAAATTCTGGTAGAGAACTGCTCCCTCAACATTGAGCTTCTTGGCCAAGTTTCCATTGATGTACACCTCAACTTGATTATTGCGTCCAATGATCACAACATGCACCCACTTCTTCACCGGAAGATTCTCAATGTCTACAAAATTATTCCAGGTCTTGGAAGAATTCATATAGACACGAAGTGCATTTGTATTGGAATGGAGGAAAACACCAGGTCCTAGCAATGGATAGGGTGTAGGATGTCCCTTATGGAGAATGTGAAGCAGTCCCTCTTCCTGCTTGAAGCTGTTCGGATTGACCCATAGGTAGAAGGCATAGGAAAATTCTGCTCCACTACGCTCGTTATCGGACAAAGGCAGTAGAATGGCATTTCGTGCAGCAGGATTCTGCTCAAACTCACGAGGCTTGGTCTCTGCCGAAACAGTCATCGGAAGGAGAGCAACACGAACCCCTGTCGTTTGCTTGAAGCTCTTGTAAATAGCCTCTAGTGACAAGAGTAAGATGTAAAGTACAGTAGCTAATGCGACAGTCAGTAGAAGCTGAGGCACAACTCCTGTACCCAAGACGTATGACATCGGACCAGCCTGGTTAAAGGCATTTGAACCGCTATTGCTGTTCATCGTATCTCTATCAGCTTTTTCTAAATAAAGTTTAGTCCAACCTTGATTTAGAAATTAGTCATCTTTATTGGGTGATATTTTGTTTAGGAAAATCCATTGCTCCAGCTGCCTTAGGATCAAACAGAGCCTTCACGTACTCCCAGAAGGTGTATTGAGGGCCAGGACCGGTCATATAGAGACGCCAAACTTGCTCGGGATTGAGAGCATAGTTATAGGCACTTGTGTTGCTGACAAAGCCTCCAAAGCCGTTGTAATTACAGATAGACATTGCCAGATTGTTCTTATCCACCTTGTAAAAGGCAGGGAGAATACAACTGCGGGCTAACTTACCGTCAATATAGACATCGCAAGTCTTGTTGTTGAGTGTAACAGTAACTTGGATCCACTTTTGGAGATCCAAATTGGATACGTCGCACGGGCGGCTATCATCCGTGAGGGAGGTTTCCATCTGAAGATTTCCAAATAGATTGGTGAGATTTGCAACAGACAAATCAGCACCAGTATCAGCGGGAGTGCTGGATGCTGTACCGACCGCAGGGCCAGTACCTGTCTTGGTATGTACACGAACACTGAGTGTGCTCTTGAAGGGACCCAAGAAGATAGCCAGTGTGAGGAAGCTGCTGCCACCAATGCTCACAATGTGCTTATTTAATCCACGATTCACTGCATAATCATTGATATAGATCCAAGTATTTACCGAGTACTCACCGCCCTCATATAATGCCGGAAGTTGATCTCCTGTAATAATAATTGGCTTATCGGTTGATGCCGGTGTAACGGCATTCAACACAGTCTTACCCTCCAGACCAGTAGGACCAAACAAGAACTGATACAAATAATACAACGCAACAAGGGCAAGGATCACGAATACAACCTTGCCAACAAGACCGCCACCAGGTAATGATGCTGATGCTTCCATAGGAATGCCTCTCTGAGAAGAAGAGAGATTCTAGATTGGTGAGTGCATCCTGAGAGGAGGATGATCTCACCTACCCTTATGCGTAAGGGGTTGACCACTGTTTCAAGGGGCTAACTGCTTCAGCCGTACTTACACTCGCACAAAAAATGCCACCAGGACAGCCTAGCTTGGGAATCAATGAAGACCAATCGATCGGCTTATACGGCTCATAGCGTGTATCGGATGTCTCTCCCAACTCAGCACGAACTTCAGATTCACGAATGGCTGTCGGAATAACTTTAGGGCCAACAAATTCACCACGAAGCATAGAAGAGCTTCCAAAAGACAATTGGGAAGAATTAATTGATGGATAGAATTGAGTTCTAGAACTTCCTACAACTTTGCCATTATAGTATACAGTATACCGACGACCTTCACGGACAATAGTAAGATGTACCCACTTTTGTTGAGGGAATGGCTCAAGTGGAATCTCCTCAATTTTGGCTCCTGAGGGGCTCTGAGTTTGGATGGCCAACACAGTCTTTGGAGGCGAAGTTGATGTTCCATCCATCAGTTGGAGTTGTAGAACGCTTCCAATCCGTAAGGGAATGACACGGTTTGTTGCTTGAAGGCTTGGGGTGCGATTTTGAACCATACAATTCAAATAGACCATAAAGGTTGCTCCTGCGGGAGTCAGAAATCCATCACGCGTTTGGCTAGGGTTTCCAACATTTACAGGAACAGATAGGTCACCTTGTGAAGGAGACATGGTAATCAATAGCTTAGGCCGTGTAAATTGTAAGACGATACTAGCAATTCCAGCAGCTAAAAGTAGTAAGGCTAATCCAGCAAGTAATATGCTTGACAGCTCCATTCGGCGCTTTCCTATTATGCCGCACAAGAATCAGGAATGTCCTTCAAGTCAAAGTCAGTTGCGGATCCATATGCGCGGAACTCGGCAGGAGACAAGGGACGAGGGAAGACTCGGAGATTGCGCACTCGTGCTGTAGTCGCGAGAATCTCTGCAAAGGGTGGCTGTAAGGGGCCTTCAATTGCTGCCAAAGGGGCGGGATGTGCCTTGCTTCGCACAAGCCATCCATTCACATAGACCTCAAGCACCTTTGTTCCAACCATCACACCAAGCCGTATTGCCTTACGTACTGGAATATTTGGAACAACAATTGTCTCTACTGTTGATTGCTGTGCACCAGGTAGGCGAGTTTGTACACTTATATTTAGGTCATTGGTGAGCTTATCCAAATAGGCAATCACATTAAAACTATTGGCAACTGTCATAATCGTATCGGCATCAGAATAGGTTCCCTGATACGGGAAAGTCTTGGGCCCTCGTAAGAACAAAATACGGGGTTTTCCTGTATTTGCTGTAGGATTATCCACTTGAATATCCAGAAGTAAACTCCAATTCTCAACTGTTGAACCTAGAGGTGTTTCGGTCTGTTGAATATCCTTTACTGATTCAGGTGTTTTCCAATAGAGTTTAGAATCATCACTACCGGGAAGGGGTATAACTCCCTTTGATCCAGGACGCGTCTTAAATATCGGTGTAATTGTAAAATGCACAAGCACTAAAATCACAAGAAGCAAAATCAAGAGTGTAATAAAGTAATAGAGGTACTGAAGAACTCCAGAGTTCATTCCATTTGTCATCGCATACGCTGGTTCAACTCCATATCCTGAATTGAACAAGCCACCGCCCCGTTGTCCTGTAGGCATCCTAATCCTTTCTAGTGAAATAATAATAGAGTCCACCAAGCACAGAAGCACCAACAATCGCCGCACCAGCAAACTTGACTGCTGAAGCAAGTTGATAGGCATCCATATCTTGAGGTGTCCAGACGGGACTACGCCCTAATTCGCCTAGCTTATGATAGAAGGCAATTGCTTCTAGCTCAGAGACTTGGGGCTTACCAAGATCCTTATTGACCGCATTGTGAATATTCACTGTCCAACGAAAAAGGTCTTCTTTTGTATCAAGACTAGGAGTAATTGGCATTTCCTTCAAATGATCCGCATAGTGAATACGACAAATGGGACACGGAATCAAATGGGTCAGACTTTCATAAAATTCCTTTGCAGCTTTCTTTTCAGCATACGATGGCTCTTTTGGGTACCCTAGAGCGGTAATATGCATCGTATGCCAGTAGAATGGACCCCACGTTGAAGGTGGAATACGACCGGGCATAAAATCCTATTGAAGGGTGAGATCTTCTCTTAGATTTCATAACCGCATAGATGTAAAGCAATGGTATGATAGTAATTAGAAGATGGCAATGGCGAGATATACCAAAACACAGTGTTCAAATTGTGGACATCTTGGTCATCATTTTCGAAGTTGCACAGCACCCATTTATAGTTATGGGATTCTAGCCTTTCGTGTGCCAAAGATTCAGTGGTCATCAACAACTGTTGTCAGTAAAGGAAAACTTCCAACATTCCCAATAGATTCGTCTGAAGTATTAATGATTCAACGACGTGATAGTATTGGATTTATTGAACTGCTACGAGCAAAATATAAAGTTACAGATATTCCCTATATTTGCGCACAAATTGAGGGAACAACACAACATGAACGAGATATGCTAAAAATAAAACCCTTTGAGGATCTTTGGTCTGGCTTATGGGGAACAACGACATTTGAATCCAAACAATATCGCCAAGAGTTTGAACAAGCAAAAGTGAAATTTGAACAGTTGCGCGAAGGTGTAGACGTGGATGGTAAGACTATTACACTCTCAGAACTTTTAGATACAACACCAGTGCTTTGGAAGACACCTGAATGGGGGTTTCCAAAGGGTCGACGAAATACATTTGAAACAGATTTAGCTTGCGCCATTCGTGAATTTGAAGAAGAAACCACATTGAAATCCGATCAATATACTTTATTAGAAAATATTAATCCAATTGAAGAATCATTTTATGGAAATAACAATATTCATTATTGCCATATTTATTACATCGCAATTGTTCCATATGAGACTGAGTTAGGAAGTCCAAGTGAACATCCTGAACTGGCTCGTGAAATTAGTAAATTAGCGTGGATTCCGTATAGTCAAGCTATTCAACAAATTCGTGACACAAATCCTGAAAAACGCGATGTTTTGCGCCGTGTAAAAACAATTCTGTCTCAACTTACACTGCTTTCTCTTCCAGAATAATCTGCGTGATTCAGCATTCTTCCTTCTTTAGAAGGTAAAGTAGGAAGATGGCAGATGAGGAGTATAACTTTAATGAAGCATTTGGCAACAATGCGGAGCCGAATACAAGACAGTCTACACCCCGTCCTGCGCCAGCTCAAGCGGAAAGAGCAGAGGAAGCAGAGGAAGCTCCTGAAGAAGAACTAGAGGAATTTGAACTAATTGAAAATAATACTGAAGAAGCACCTGTTCCTGAAGAAGCACCTGCTCCTGAGGAAGCACCTGTTCCTGAAGAAGCAACTGCTCCTG